CTCCATCCGCTGCTTGATGCTGTTGAGCAGGATGATGTTGTACGCTCCCGTCTCTTCATACAGGAACACACCCCATGTAGTGAGCGCCGTGAAGTCGGCACGGTTGTGTTTCTCTGCCGCTGCGTCCAGTGACATGATTATATACTCACAATTCGGAGGCCGTTCCTGCTCCCAGAGCTGCCACCACTCCCGCTTGACCAGCGCAGCCTCTTCCGCCGTGGGTGTCTGCTGGTACTGCGCGTTCCACTGGAATGTAGGCATGGATGCCTTAGTCCGCAACAGCGCATCTAGGTCAAAGAACTCAGGCCACAGCGGTTTCTCGACGATCTCCTCCGTCTCTTCGTCCTCAATCTCCAGTATGGCAGGGAATTCGACGATCTCGTACTCATCCGCCCGCTCGTTCTGCGCCATGTCGCGTGTCACACGCCCCGTCAGGTCATCCATATGCCATCGGGTCTGAATTATTGCGACACGGCCCCCCGGCATCAGACGAGTCCGTGCACCGAAGGTAAACCACTCGTACGCCTTCTCAAAAACAGCAAAATTGCCGTTAATTACGTCCTGTTCCGAGTGTGGGTCGTCCACTAACAGCAGATCTGCGCCACGACCGGCCAGTGCGGAGCCAATACCGCACGCATAATACTCGCCGCCTACGTTAGTATTCCATCTACCAGCCGATTTAGAGTCGCTGGCAAGCTGTACCGTGGAGAAAACAGACTGGTAGGCGTCTGTAGAGATCAAATTTCGCACTTTTCGACCAAAATCTACCGCCAGATCAGTGGTGTGCGACACCATCATCACCTTTTTGTTCGGATTCCGCCCTAAAAACCACGCTGGGAAGAAGATAGAGACGAGTTGAGACTTGCCGTGGCGTGGTGGGATGTTCACACAGATGCGATCCTTGTCTCCTGACTCAATCGCCATCAGCATATTCGCCAAAATCCGGTGGTGTTTGCCCACAATGAAGTCCGGCATCATCATCCGGCAGAAATCTATGAGGTCGTCGTAGGCAGCGGCGTTTACTTTACGTGTGGCAAGCTCATCCACAATGCGATTGATCTCAATGACTTCCTCATCAGAGAACGCATCGAGGTTGTCCAGCATGTTCTGAACTTCTTCCTCAGTAAAGTCGGGAACGGCCTCAACCATCGTAGGTCTCTTCGCCCCCTTCGTCTTCAACCACCTCCTCTACCGCCAAACCAAGCTCTTCATCCAGATCCAACGTCTCACCATCCAGCACGATGTCTTCGTAGTTAGCGTCTTCTATATCTGCTGACAGCACCGGCTCGACCAGCTTCTCCAACTTACCCCGTAATTTGTTACGTAGATCATCCGTGGACTGGTGGGTGACAGTGACTTCTGTCTTCTCCGCGAAAAGTCCTACGTCTGAGATCTTACCCAGAAGTTCCAAAGCTCGAATCCGTATACGAGCGTCGTCGTTCTCGGACTCTAACAGCAACTTGTTGGTAACTAGGTATCGGATCTGGGTTGCGCTTTCTGCAACAGAGTGTCCGAACTCTTGGAGGATATTGTTCGTAAGTACAATAGATGCAGGCGTAAGTTTCGCCGCCTTCTTCGTAGTAACCTTTTTAGAAGTTTTTTCAGGATCATCAGCGTACGCCAAAGCCAACCTCGCAGCAGTGTCTTCATCTTCTCCAGTGGGTTCCAAGTCTAAACCGTGTTCGGATAGTTTCAGTGCCGTATTGCACGCCGCTTCAGCACGTTCCTTCAGATCGACGTTAGGCACGTCGTCCGCAAGAGGTACACCGATTTCAGGTTCTACAAATAGAGTCATAAATTGTACGCAGACTATAAGTCGTTGGCGCGAATATACACCAAAAACCACAGGAGACAAACAGACTAAAAGTCCAAACCACTAACCCTCAAAACAAGTTACATACAAGTATTTACGTGCCGGGTACCCCGGGGGGTCTGAATAACCCGAATAACCCGAATAACCCGAATAACCCAATATAATCAATGGGTTGCGCGGCACGCACGGGGGTACCTCAAACCCGGCATTTCAGTCCCTTGGCAAACAAAAAATTTTTTGCTGGGACTTTTATTTTTGGGGTGGGGGGTTTCCTGTGTGGGGATTAGTAGGGAACGGCCTCAAGAAAAGGGGGCAAATTGCTGGGAATACAGATTGTTTGAGTAGATTAGTAATACATAGGACGTGAGGAGTCCCGCTGTGTCAAGCGGGGGGTAGGGGTGGGGTGGTGTTAGAAAGTTATAGGATCCTATAACAAACCACCAAAAACCATCAAATACTTGCGCATAACACGTTATGCTGTACACTGGGTACCAGTTGAATCAATACCGATTCAACACAACAGAAAGAGAAAACGTTATGTCATATCTACATATCAGCAACGAACAGGGCGCACTGATCACGGCCATTGGCAACAATGCCAACAAGGGCGATTCACTGGTAGCCAAACTATCGAAGACCGGCCTACCTTATACCGCGTTCAAGGCGTCCGAGTGCGAATCACCGGACATGTTCACGGAAGTGAAGCAGGCGATAGTCGCATCGTTCAACACGACCGAGCGAAAACTGCTGGACTATACCCGCGCCGAAATGGCGGGGTTGAACGACGCCCAAAAGGCCCAGCGCAAACTGGCACAGCAAAAGATCGGTGCGCGATGCGGCGATCTATATAAGGCACTGAAAAAGTTGCAAGCCGAGCCACGTGATACTGCGCGGAAGACAAAGACCGACTCCGAGTATTTTATCGAGCTGGTTGATAAAGGCGAGGCACGGATAGCCAAGTCGGAGAGACCCGATGTTAAGGTTAAGGAGGTAATGGATCTTCTGGCTGCACTTCGGGCCGCTGTACAAAAACAGTAACCAACCATATCACTGGGAGCTTCGGCTCCCTTTGATACCAGTTCCTGCCGTTGCGTTGCGTCCGTCGCACGTCGCCCTCGATACCAGTCCCCGACGTAGCGTTGCGCGCCACGCATAACAAGTTATAGGAACCTATAACTTTCCCATTTTGCAATGTTACGTTTTCGGCAGACCTAATGTTACGTTTGTTGCGTAATGTTACCCTAATGTTACGTTTTTGAGAGGCAAAACGTAACATTATCCTCGTTGTATCTAATGGTATCTGAGACTAGCTAGGATTATTGCACTATAGAAAAAAGACTAAATTTATATATTTATCTATAATGTTACGTTTTTAAGAAAGTATATATATCCGGTAGTTATTGACCCCCTACTTGTAGAAAATCTCGTTACACAGAACTAATGTTACCTTTCCCACACACTCTCGCGCTGACCCTCTCAATTTCCCTAAAAACGTAATAATGTAACATTGCTTATTTATCAAGGACTTGCCCGCCCATACGACGTAACATTACGTAACATTACGTAACATTACACTACCTACCACGCCCCACCACCAAACCACATTCCTTGACATAACACGTTATATAGACGATAATAGTCTTGTTGGTCAGGGAAGGAGAATTTTGTGTTACACAGAACTCTCTACACAACACCGGGCCAGCAACCACGTAAGTTATAGGAGCCTATAACTTTCACAACAACGAAACGGAGACAGCGATGTCAGATGAAGAATATCAAGAGCGCCTGCATCACCAGCGCATCCATCACGAAGCCGCGATCAGGTTGGTCAAAGCCGAGCACGATGACCTGCTGGAAAAGCTACACACACTCGTGACCTTGGCACAGCACAGTCTGGGCAAGAACAAGCCGCACGTTACCGAGTACCAGCTAGACCGTATGTATGACCTGTTAGGAGAAACCAATGCGTAAGATAGAAAAAGAAATAGTCGGTGCGTTCATCAGGGGCGAGACCAAATCAATGGCTAACACCGAGTCCGTGTTCAACCACGCCACCCGCAGTCTCGACCTGTTACTACACGGCAACCGTATTGCCACCATGTCGAATCAAGATGGGGTTAAGAAGTTATGGGTGTCCTGTGGCGGATACGAGAAGGACGGCTTTATTGTACCGTCGCGCACCACGCAGTCCCGACTCAATGCGCTGTTCCGTCTGCTCGACATGCCCGAGCGCGTCTACATCAAGGGCGGCGTTCAGTATCTCGACTGCCGACGCCACGGCACCGTCAACCTCATGGCATTGCGTAAAAGCGCGGTGCTTGTGAGTGAGGACAGAACTGACCGGCATCGCAAGCTGGATCAACTGTTCCCAATATTTACTGTAGGTAAAGAAAGCCACTAACCCAAAGTTATAGGAACCTATAACAAACCAACGATAAGGAGTTCCTAATGGAACAAGTAAGCAACATTCAAACCAACCAAGAAACCGACGCGCTGATACATAAGCGCCTGACCGAAACGCCAACCGTAAACGCACCCAGCATCAGTTCATCTTCTGTGCTGGTCGAGCTAAGGATCTCAACGTGGACTGCGCGTAAGCTCGACAAGTCAGCATCGCGTAAGGTTGCAGCGGACAACGGCGCGTCAGCCAAAGCCGGTAACTACAACAAGAACCTGCTCGCTGGCTGCACTGAGCTGGAAGACCTAAAGAAGTTTGTAGGTAACGCACGCAACACCCACTACGCGATGACCCTGCCGTGGTCTGACATGGGGCTACGTCTGGTGCCGACATCCCAATACTTCGACTACCAGAACACCATGACAGATCTGGAGCAAGAGTTTCATCGGCTGTACCAACTGTTCGAGGATGCGTACCAGTGGCGCACATCTACCGC